GGAGGAACGTTGTGGTGTCTTTAATATCTAAACAATAGGTCATTTGTTCATAACCTAAAAATCCTTGGTCGCTGGTACATGCGAATTGGGTATAACCATTTCCTCAATGGTTTGGAGTGTGCGAAGCTCCTTTAACTAGCGCGATAATTTAATAATGTTAATTTATGATATAGAAGTTCGGATCCATATGAGAAGTAGAAACTACAGGCTCTAACCCCCGTTAATTCGGTGTTCTATAGTGTGAAAAGACTTAAACGTTGTTGTGTGTTATTGTTAATTAATTGCGGCCATTATGATGGTGGAAACATCATAACCAATGTAATATGTAAGGCTATAATCTTGTGTGTGGAAAAATAATTAGGTATGTTGATATATAGATGGATAAAGAATTAGCGAATTAGGGTGGGTTGTACCATCGTGTAACAATTGTGTGGCAGTTCAGCTGCTGGCTTTCAGTTTGTCGCGAAGTTTAGTCTATTTATTTACGTATTGAAAATGAAATTGAAACGATATATGTGTGTGTATTAGCGATCTTATGCCCGTGAGACGGTGTAGTAGTAGATTATTTCTTCATTGCGAAGTAACACATATATGGAACGACTTTTTTAGAATCACATTAGATCTTACTGTTCATTTCGGTCACAGGTCCTCACCGGTAGAAGATATCGGGCACCAAAACAAAGGCTAATCCCCTAAGAAGATGTGTTGAAACTCATAAATTCTGATTGCTAAAAATAATTAAAACAAAAACCTAAGCCAAAGTGGAAAGAGCAGGTGTTAACCGAGCTTACTATCGGTCACTCCAGTCGTTGTCAAAACTGGTTTGAATTTAAAGACTTTATGTTCCTTAACTGGACTCTTTTTTTGTAAATTTATATATATTTATTTATATTTAAGTAACATTTATGGTGCCGATGTATTTGGTTTACTCAACATGTACAATGAAGAGATGTAGTCTATTGCCGATGATTATTACTTTGATCTCGATGAAGAATATGATTATTATGCGCATTTTGGATTACTGATTGATATAAGTGTGACATTGTTATATGTGTTGTGTTAATTTTATTTTTTATATATTTGTGTGTTTAACAAGCGTAAATTTTATTTTTTCACCTATTTTTATTTACTCGCAGTTTACGTTATTGTATACCATATCTTTTTTGATGGTAGATACGCAACTATAGCATACACTTTTTGTCACATTATATGTAATACTTTCTTTGTTGTAGCATTATAACATTTAACTGTATTTTATTTCCTAACAAAGTTTTTCAGATCATTATTTTATTATTGTTATAGAAAATTAATTTCTAATTATGGATTCATTTTTACCGCTATAGTTGATTTGTACTATAGATTACCTGGCCGATATAATATTGCAGGTATTGAATAAGACAAAGTTAAATTTGCTTGTCGTTCCGGTTCATTTTTATATGTTAAATGTCCAGTAAACAATATTAAAGGTATGTGGTCTGCTCCAGATGGCAATTATGATGCCAAAACTGTTAATGATTGTTGTTTAGGTAATGCGTTATTTGCTACACTCTTCTTTAGAGAAAATGATTATCACGTAGATAGTTAGATAGACTATCTTGTTCACAAAGATGATGACATTAATTCATAAAAGTTTAAGTTGGATAAATCGTTTGCTAATTCTTATTTTAACGGTTTATTCTCTGCAGTCCATTCTCGAATTTAAGAAGAAGTGGATTTTTTGAAACTTAAAGGAGAGCCTTATTTAAAAAGTTATTATGACCTCGAAAAATATAAACACGGCTAAGTTAACAGATTTACAATTAATACTCTTAATTTTGAAGAATTTTAAGATTTTATATTTACAGTTTTGAAGATTAAAATATACTCACTTGATGAGAATTTACCAAATTCAAAATTGTTAAAGAGTAAACCTGTGTCAGAGAACCATATATACATAAAAGATAATCATGCGTATGTATATCCTGATCATGAATGGAGAAAAGCTTAACCTGGATATAAAGAAAAATTTTGTGAAGAGGAATATAACTAAAACGACAGTTATCTATCTAGCCAATATGGAGGCTTAGATGACATGTTCGAGATTCCTGATACTATATTTGATCATGAAAAAGCAATTTATACTGAAATCCCAAAGAAATAAGAATAGAAAGAGGATGAAAGAGAAGCTAAGAAGGAAGAACCCTAGTAGATACCTAAATAGGAGGATAGGGATAAAAAGGAAGAATAAAAAGAGGAAGATAAATAAAAGAAAACCTCTTATAAAAAACTAGACGGTCCTGAAATGTAAACCGGACCTAAGCACGTCAATTTTAGTAATACTTCCATAGCTTCAATAAATTAAGCTAAAGGTTGGGATAATGGTTTAACCCCAACTTAAGAAGAACAAATAAAAACTGGTTAGTTAACTTATTAGTAAAAGACCACAGCACCAGTTTAATAGAAGGAAAAAGAGGTAAAGAAACCGTATTTAGCGGAGAAAATGTATGTTAATTATAGCTTGATGCCAGAACAAAGGTCCTATTTTAGTTAGTTATGCAATAAAAACGTAGTATTAGATGAAACGATAGATTCATCAATAAAAGCGGGAGGATTGAAATTTGCATAAGAATTAGTATAACAAAAGATTAAGGATGGTTATAAAGCATATTTAACTGTCGATTTCTCAATGTCAAACAAAGAAAATCACTCAGCTTTGTACTGGGGGGAAGGATTTATTACCCCAGAAGGCATCCATTCTGCAGATGGATTTACTGCCTATGACATTATATAGTATCCTATAGATTGGATACCAAGTCAACATTTGACTGACGATGAACCTATATTTTTATACAGATTTAGAATAGGTTTCAATTCAGCGATCGTCGTGTTAAAAGATTAGTTTTAAGAATCTTTGAAACACTGGTATCATAGGGATATAGATTTCCTGTTTAATTAAACAGAAGAGAGCGTGTTAAGAAAATCCGTGGTAGACAGACATATGTTGGTAGCTATACGACCTTTGTTTGTTTCGTTCACAAGTTTTAGTGAAACTAATGCTTTACTTATTAAGTAAAGATATGAATCAACTCATACCACACACGCCTTTGTACAAAATTTAATAACGCATTCTGGTGATATATATGATGAATATGATTAATTGGTCACTAACTCTATATTTGCAGCTTACACAAATCTTAATTAATTGAAGACAGCTACAAATAGAAAGATTGCTATGAACAATCTGCCAGAATATTGGGTATTATTAAAGTAAAGATTTCCATAATATGTTAAATAGATACCAGTCCCAGGTAAGACAGTTACTATGGTTTAGATGGTAGGAAAACACTATAAATATAGTGATTTAGTGGTTTCAAGCATATTAGAACCTTTACGTGGTCAAGCTTTTTCTAGATATACTGATTTTTAGATAGTATAGTTGATGGTTGCTTTATATTCGTTATTTGTTACTGTGTCATTGCATATGTTGAACAATTTACCTTCATTTTTAGTTTTAATTCCTTTTGTCGGATATATTTTTAGACCGATTGTGAGAGTACCTGTTTAATTGTAAATAAAAGTCAATGATATAGTTTTTAAATATACTAATTTTAATAGAAATTTTGTTGGTAGTTCTAAATATGATAACCATGCAGTCCATAAAGACGATGAAAAATTTCTTGATATAAGCACATGTTCATCTAGAATAATTACTAAATTAAAATTTTATGACCCACATACTCGTTAATAATTAGTTAAGACTACACCACAAGATTTACTTAGGGTCTATGGTGATTTTTGTACATGTCCAAAGAATTTAGCTAAAAAGAAAGTTTCCGCTACCATACCGATTTTGACCAACAATGCTGATATTTCTACATACGGCAGTTGTCCTTTAAATTAGATAGCTGCTGTGGTTGGTAGATAAGGGAAATCCAGTTTGAGACCAAATATGTTGATTTTGAATACGTTTAAGAACTGGTTAGATAAAGTTGAAAAGCCATTTGATAAGATGCTTGCTGTTTTAAAGTTAATACCTGAACAAGATATTACATTTGCTGCTTACATGGATCATGTATAAGCATTTGATAAAGTTAAAGCCAAACAATATTTGCAAGCATACAAATAGGTTTAGATTGGGAAAAAGATAGATTACAAGTTAGAAGTCTTTCCCAAAGCGGGCGAATTTTTCATGTCGACAAAACACGTTGATTATAAAACAATGAAAAATCGTCCAAGAAACATTTCAAATCCTTCTTTCGAAGTGAAAGCAATCGGAGGTTGGATAAATTATGTATTAATGAAATGTTTAAAAGGCAGTTATACACATTATGCTGCTTGGATGAATAATGATCGCATGGAGTTATATTTTTAGGAAGAGTTTAAGAAGTTTGAGAATCCTTTATCCATAGCGATCGATGGTACATCACATGATTCAAATTAACACGCTGAAATCATGGAAATGGTCGATTTATAGATGTGCCAGTTATTGTTACCACATTTTTACCATCTATCTGGATTAGACAAATCTAGATATGATGAAGTACTCAAGATAGTTAATGCGATAGAGATGGATTTTTCTGCATTTTTGAGAGTAGATAAGAAGCGACGTAAATTTTTTGATTTAACGTTACATGGAACAGTCGCTTCAGGCCACCCCACACGTACCACTTTAGGTAATTCTCTTCGAGTTATTTTGTACAATAAGTTTATGTTACATTACGCGAAGATAGATAAATTTTCTTTAAGTGTTGGAGGTGATGACACATTTTTATTAATTGAGAAAGAGCAGAGATATGCTTTTGAGAAAGTCTTTTGGTAGTGTTATAAGAAAGATATGTTTGGTGTTCACGGATTAGGTTAGTCCGCAAAGAAAATGGATGTGTTACCAGACAATACCATAGATTTTTTGTCCAAAATTGGATTTGTTAATAATTAATAGTGTTTCTTGTTCAGGAATTTTAATAGAATATGTTTATTGTAACCTTAAAGTGATTCGAAACAGCATGTAGATGTTTTGAACACGGCTACTGGAGCATCGCTGTATTGTGCTGGATTTGATTTAGCGTTTATATAGTCCATGCTTCCACATTTTGATACTGTGGTGACTGATAATATGATTCGTCGTCGCATGTAACTATCGTCCAATCC